GCGGTAGTGCTGCCATCGCGTCTTTACAAAACCCTCTGACGTTAGCAGCTTTGCCTTTTACATCGCCCAGGCTTATGGGCGAAACCGCGCTTGCTGCAGGTGCGGGTGTGCGTAAGCTAAACGAAGCGCAAAATAGCTTGTTAAACAAAACGCCTGTCGTTCGCGCAGGTCTTGAGTCAGCAGCGCAAAACTTAGACATTCCAAGCAGCCTTAGAAGGTCGCGAGGAGTTGGAATGGTGGAGCGCGTAGCGTCAGAAGAAGAAAGACAACTCCAAGATTTACTGCAATCTTTAAATATCAACCAAGCGCAAATTGTGCAGTAGCAGGCACCCATTTGAGGTCGTCAAACGCTTCTCAAAAAGCGCTGCGCTGACGCGAGTTGGCAACCATTTGGCAACCATTTGGCAACCATTTACGCCAATCTGGGCCAAGCTGCGCCAAGGCGTGTTTGTAAGTCATTGATTTTATTAGCCTCAATTACGGCTACGCCAAGCTGCGCCAACGGCGTCAGAGTTCGAATCTCTCTACCCCGACCACTTAACTTGCTGATTTTTAAGGATTTATTTTTTTCCTTAAAAAAGTGGCAACCATTTGGCAACCATGCTACCAGCTTATATAAGTGGCGCTAGTCAATTGAAGCCCAAATTTCTTCTTGGATTTTTGTCTCATCTCGGTCAATCCAATCGGCGTAAACCGTAAAAAACATCTGCAACGAGTGGCCTAGAACTTTCGCGCAGTAGCCAGGTTTCATTCCTGCCGCCAGCATCCTGCAGGCGCAACCGTGCCGCACGTTGTAAGGTGAGCGGGGTCTTATTCCAGCTTTCGCAACCGCCTCAGAGAAGCGTTTAGAAAACGCCCTAGTGTGGCTGTACCCCTCACCATACTGCGTAACCAAGATCCGGTCGCAACGTAGTTGCCGTACCTTTATGTGCTCGGCCAAAAGCTGCTTCACCGTTGGGTGAACTTTCACAACGCGGTCTTCATCAGTTTTGGTTCGCCCTTCAGCCCCGTCAGTTACTGATTTATTGACGTGCAAGTAACCGTCGCGGTAATCCGACCAGTTCAGCGCAGCAACCTCACCTGGCCGTAGGCCGCAGTACCAGCGGATTGCAAAGAACAGTTTGTCGTTCCGATTTAAGAACGGAACAAGGGCGTTCATTTCGTCTTGCGTATAAGGGTCTATTTTTATCTTTGCAGGTTTTAGTGTTTTGCGAGGTGCCGCGCATGGGTTGTCTGTGATCCACTCCTCTGCAATAGCCAATTCAAACACGGCGCTGCCGGCAGACAGAATGTTTATCGTGTGCTTTTCTTTGTTACCGTTTACCTGGCTTGCGCGAACCACGTCTTGCACATGGCGTTTTTTGATTTGCTGGAGCGAAATATCTCCAACGTGCGGCATCCAATAGTTGTTTAGCCTGCCCCTAATTGATTTGTACGAGCTAACAGTTGATTTTAATTTAAGGTCGTCCAGGTACTTCTGGGCGAGTTGCGCGAAGGTGGGCGCGGGCGTGTACCCCTCATCAAGTTCTATGCCGGTGGTGTAAGCCGTAATACGCCGAGAGCGGATTCGCTGCGCGTGCGCTATACCAGCTTTGTTATAGGGGATTGGGAGCGTTTCGTATTTGCGACGGCTTCCCTCATACCAATGGATCTGGCAGTTGCCGCGCTTGTTAACGACGCCGGTTGCTCGCTCGTTTGCCATATCGTTATTGCCTCCAAGTTGTAGACAGTCGTTTTGGCCGGATCGGTGCAATAGTGAACCCCCTGCTGCCAGCATTGCAACCGGCGGTGTTTGATCTGATTCTTAGTGTAGCCGAGGGTTTCGGTTAGCTTTGCCTCGGTAATCATTTGCGCAATCCTGACATCGGGACGTGAGCCTCAAGCATGTTCTGCTCAACAACAGAACTGCGCGGACGTGTTTCCACTGGATTGACCTCAAGCTCAATTAGCATCTCCAGAAAGTGTCGAGCTTTACGCAGATCTTCGACGCCGCCCTTTGACTGCCATCGGCTGACGTATTTGATAACGCAGCCCTCGGCGAAGCCGAGGCCGTTACGCATAATGTAGTCAGCCGGCTGGATCGCCATCTGCTGGTAGTGCGTCCCGCCGACTTGGTGATCAAGCGCTTTTGCCATCTTCTTGCTCCCTAATTAGCTCGTACAGGTGTTGCGCCGCCCAAACCCGATCTGCCGGTATGCCGAACAGCAGCGCCTTGTTTTCAATCTCTCTGTCGGTCAAACGCGACGCGCGGAAGATTGGCTCCAGCCGGTCTAGCGCGTTACTGACCTCCCAATTACGATCAACCATTGTTGGTGCTGCCAGCCAGGGCCGAGGGCAGCGGCTCGAAAGGGGAGGAGGTGAATGCCTGGCTCATCAAAATGGAATCTCCTCAATGAAATCGTTGCACGCCCCGTCTTTGCTCATAAAATCCAGTGGCGGCTTTTGGTCGTGGAACCCGCAGGTGCCGTCGTGGCGGTCGTGCCAAGTGCAGTGGAAGCAGTCGCGGGGCTTGTGCGCGCGTATTTCGTCGGCGGCGTCAGCCGCCGCGCGGGCTTGCTTAAAGGCCCAACTCAAGAGCTGCTCTTTGTCTGCGTGCGCAGCAGTCATCCGACGATCTCCGCTCCAGGAAATTCCTCTTTCAACTGCTCGGTGACATGGTCACCAATAATGACCACATTTTGAGCAGCGGCGATCTCGCTGGACTTGTAGCCTTCTGGGCCGTTAACAAACGGCTTGCCGTTCAGCTTGTTGACGTAGTGGACGTTTTCGCCGTCGCTGTCGGTTGGCTCGGCCCAGTGATCAAGCATGGGCGGGATAAAGTTATGGCTGTCGCAGCCAAGCTTCTGATCTTCGCCAGACAAATCTTTGTCAAATTTCTCACACACCCACCTGGCGTCGCCATCTAGTCGCGGCGTTGCATGTGCGCACGTTCTACAGTTCATCGCCGGCGCTTTGCGGCCATGACATATAGGGTGGAAGTCGCAGAACTTGCACTGAAACCACGAGGGGTCGTGGCTTATGCGTTCGCGGGGGCGGTCGCTGGTGATAATGCGCTCAGCCTTTTTCAGCAGCTGCTCAGCGTGCGGCTGGTCGTAATTTACTCGCTCGAAATACAACTCGTCGTTGTTCTTGTTAATTGCCTGGTAGAGAGCGCGGTCTATGCCCATCTTGTGCATATAGACCTGCATCTGCGAGTAGTGGGCCGGCTTGCTCTCTTGCACCCCCTTCTTTTCCACGTCCTTAAACGACTTGTCATTGTGCGTCTTTTGCTCGCTGACGTGCGGCTTCGCCGGCGCTTCGGGTAGACCCATGACCACGCCGTCCAAGCTGCCGCCAAAATGGCCGCCTACGTCTTCGATGCGCCACTGGTCGTGGGTGTCGGGGTCAACGTCCCACACCTCGAAGCCTGCCGACTTCAGCCAATAGTTGAAACGGTTCTCTTCCAGTTGGCCGCGATTGAATAGCCGCAGCAGACGCGCGCTGTGTGTAACAGCGTGCGCCCACCGAAAAACGTAGCCAAGCTTGCGCTCACATTCGTCGCCAATGATTGACGCGCCGAGGTGATACCTGCCAGGGGTTTTGCTCTGGCCCGACTCTATCGCCGCGTTCACGGCGTTGAGTGCGGTGTTGCTAGGCTGCGGTATTGCGGCCATTACTTTTTAAGCGCCCAGACGCGGATCTTGCCTGGCCGAACCGAGCGACTTGCGGCCTTCATGCCAAGGCGCTCAATCGCTTTGCGCAGCTTTGCCGTCGCCTTGTGGCTGGCTTTCCATAGCTGCGCCTGCGTTGCGTTTTTGGCGACCGTATAGGTCAGCAAAACGCTGTCGCCGTCTGTCATCTTCCGCGCCACGGCGTCTATTTCAGACTTGCTCTGCTGACTCAGCGATCCGTAACGACGCGGCTGCAGCGGTATGCCTTTCTCAATTTTTAGTTGCTGTGCCGGCATGACTACTCCCACGGCTTTTTAGCTGGGGCAGACGCCGTGGCAGCCGCCTCGGCTAAGCTCTGGGGCGCGCTCGCGGGTGGCGCTGCGGGCGGCGGCGTAGCCGCGCCGGCAGGCGCTGCGTAGCCTTTGATCTCGTTGCTGGCGTCGTAGCCGTTCTCTGGCGGGCGCACGACAACTTTGATGCTTACGTCCTTCCAGTGCAGCTCTTCGCTGTCAGCGACGCCGTTCAGGCCCATAGCCATGCAAATAGCGGCCAAGTCTTGCTTGGCAATCGACTCGGCCTTGGGGTTTTTGTTCTTCACATTTAGGCGATCCCAAATGCGTCGACCGGAGTGCGGGCCGTCTTTAATTTCCCAAGTCAAAACCAGCATTTCGCCGCCAGTCTTCGTTGGCTTCACCTCTGAATCAAAAATCACGGCCTTGTAGGTGCCTTCTGGAATCGGCGAGAAGTCTTTCCCGCCGGCGTCGCTCATTGGCACGTCGGCCACTGCAAAGTTAAGTTGTGCCATTTTTCTTTTCCTCCTTAGAAGGGTTGATTGCTTGATCGATTGAGTCCCACAAAAGCGGAATCTCTTGCGGCATGTTGAATCGGTTTTTAGCCAGGTGGCCTACGTCCTCTTCACAGCCAAGAACACGCTCACCCATATTGATACCGCGTGTTCTGGTGTTGCCAAAGCCCGTCTGTTCCGTCTTGGTGGCAAACTTGTGATGCGCAAAAAGCACCGCGTCGCATGACTCAAAAACGTAAGCCGCAGCCTTCTTGTGCAGTTTGATGTTGTAGCGATCTATCGTCGCGTTATGTGGGTCTGCAAACTTTATAATTTCGCAGTGGGCGATCATTACAATCGTCATGCCCTTGTTTTTGCGCAGACTGTTAAGGGCGCGGAAAGCCTCTCGCCATTGGTCAAGAGCCATAACATAGCCCTTGCCATAACCAAGTTTCTCAATGTTTTCAACGCCGTTGTCTTTGCAAACCGCCTCCCAAATCAGCGGCTCTAGATGGTCAAGGCTGTCAATTACCAAGGTCGAGAAGTCGTGGTCGTCATGCAACGCCGCAAGCGCGTCCATAAAATCCTGCCACGTTTTCACTATTGGGAATGAATCGACCGCCAGTAGCCCAGTACCGTCCTCTGTACGCAACCAAATAGACTTTGGCGCACCATAGGCGGTTGTTGTCTTACCAACGCCGCCTGGGCCGTAAATGCACAACATCGGAGGTTGATCGTTGTCGGTCTTGCTAACGCTGCTTAAATCAAACGGCATCGTTCGCCTCCTTCACTGTGATGTTTGGCTTCGACTCGGTGGTGGTGATGGCGATGGCCAGCTGTTGCCAAGTATCGGGCTCGTTGTTGATCAAGAACTTAACGCGGTCGTTGTCGAGCATCTCGACCATTTTCACTGGCCGCAGATCCTCTGGGATTTTGTCCTTGATGCGCCGCCATTCGTCTTGGCTAAGCTTTCGGCTAAAGCCGCGCTTTACCGTGATCTTTAGGCCGTTGCTTGTTGTTGTGGTGCGCGCGCCTTCTTCTTTCTGATCGAGGAAGGGGAGCATGTCGCGCTCTATGGCGACGCGCGCATCGCGCGCGGCGGCCTCGGCGGCTTTGTGCTTCAGCCATTGCTGAGCAAGTAGCTCAACGTCTGGTTCGTTGTGAGTGGATTGTAAGTCGTTCAAGTTGTCACCTCCTAATTGGACAGGAGGTGATATTGAACTAAGTTGTAATTGGCGTCAACCTATAGGTTGACATAATTTTCAAGGTACACAACTTTGGAGTGGTGTTTGTCAAAGGCTTCGATCTCATCGTCGGTGTACAGAGCGCGCGAGTGGTACACCTTGCCTTCGCTTTTGCAGTAGGCAATGACGCTGTCGCGCTTTGGCCCATCCAGCCCGATGCAAATTGCGTGAGGCATGTACCAGATGAATAAAAGCGAAAGAGCAGGGTGCTCGCTTATGGCGTAGCCCACGGGCGCCCTCCACATCCACTGGTCGTGCGCATCTGAGTTGTCGATGATTTGCTGCCCCCGCGGAGTTGTCCAAACGCGCTTGTGCATCGCCTGGTATTCGGCGGGTACGCGGGCATATTTGGCGTAAATCGCCGGCTCTGTCGTCGTCACATAATCGGCAGTGAAGGTGCCGTTAAGGACGCTGTCGTAGAATCGGTCTACTTCAATTTTTACGAATCGCGCGCCTTCGCACTCTAAATCATTGCCGTCGTGCATATCCCTCCCGTGTTCTCGTTATTTCTTTTTCCCGTTGCCGTTTCCGTTTGTCACAGTCCTTGGAGACAGGAATTTGTTTACAACCTGCAGCACTAAATCTGCCTCGGTGTCGTTAAGTAAATTCACTGCCTCGGTCAGCTTCTGATGCGTCGGGCGGTGCTTGACCACGCCGAACGCCAGATACGCTGGCTCAACGTCCAAGAACTCAGCAACTTTTGCCAGGCTTTGAGCCTGCGGAACCATCACGTCTTGCTCCCATTTGTGAATGGTGTTTTTTGCAAAACCTGTGGCCTCTGCAACCTTTGCGAGTGAATAGCCGCTGCCCTCGCGTAGCGCGCGCAGCCTGCTCCCCAGTGTTTCGTTCATTTTTGCCGTCCCTAGTTTTTCTCCTTGCACTTTAACCCTTCGGGCCACCCCTTCCAACCAATGGTTGACAGTTAGAGCAAATCACAGAATCGTTCCAGCCGTCAACTTTTAATTAACAATTTTGAGCGTCGGGCGTTATAATTGTTGTTGCCGTCACCCTACGGGTGTACGCTTCGCGAAATTTTGACAACAAGGCCGGCCATGACCCCCGAACACATCTGGATCGAGATCAACATTACCCATCTGAGCCAGGCCTTAAAGATTTCACGCAACAGCATCTATAAGTGGCGATCTAAGGGGGTGATTCCAGCGGAGCGCGTCGTACAGGTAGAGGAGGCGACAGACATCTCGCGCCGCGAGCTGCGGCCTGACCTTTTTGAAGTGGCCAGTGTCTGAGGCGCTTGCGATGCATGACCCGCGCGAGGAGGCGCGTCGTCTGATCGAGGAGGGGCTGACGGTTGTGCCGGCGCACCGGCTGCAGAAGCACCCGTTGGTGAACTGGCGCAAGTACCAAGAGTCTGACCCCGTCGATGGCGAGGTGGAGCACTGGCTGACTAGTGGCCGGTATGTTGGCTGCAACTGGGCCATTATCACCGGCAAGCAGGTTGTGGTGGTGGACGCAGACAGCGCGGAGGCCATCGACTACGTCAAAAAGAACGTCACCTATACGCCTCGCACGGTAGAGACGGCACGCGGCCGGCACTTTTATTTCAAAGCCAACCCAGACTACGAGATCACCAACGGGGTGAACCCAGACCTGCGTATCGATGTGCGCGGTGCCGGCGGTGTGGTGATTGCCCCTGGCTCAGTGCATGAGAGAGGGGCGGTTTACACAGAGACCGTAGACGCCGGCATGGACGGCGACTGGCGAACGCTGCCGTATCTCTCGGCGCAGGATCTGCGCGCCATTGACGGGTTCAACGACCCTAAGCCGCAGCCCGTGGCGGGCAACCTTACTTTTAACGTCGCCGACGCCGGCGTCAGAGAGGGCAGCCGCAACAACTCTGCCGCCAGCGAAGCTGGCCGGCTGATCGCGCAGGGCCACGAGCCTGCCGAGATTCTGGAGCAGATGCTCGCCTGGGACGCCATAAACCAGCCGCCACTGGGCCGCGCCGTCATTCAGCGCACCGTCGAGTCGATGCTGGCAACTGACGCCGGCAATAAGGCCCGCGCAGAGGAGGTGTACACGGCGCAAGCCGAGGCGCAGCGCGAAGCGCTGCAGCCGAGGCCGTTTGTGC